AACTCTTTAACTGAACAAGATTCAATAAGATCTGTGATGCATCTTGTGAGTTCTTCTATTGATTCAGAATTTTGCATCATAAGTAAGATTTTCTGTTCTTTAACCGTATATGGTCTGAATATGTATAATTTTTTGTTTGAAGGAATTTTCACTTCATAATTGGGATGTGATAATTTAGGTAACATAAAATTTATCCTTTAAATTTGTTTTTTATCTGCCTAGTTAAAGACTCGGAAGACCATATGGATTTGAAAATTTTGGTTTTTCGAGTGGTGGCCTTGTTGGCGGCGGGATTGGAGCTGGGGCTGGCGATGACGCTGTGGATGAAGGAGCAGCAGCCCCAGCTCCTGTGTTTGTTTCTGATGTTTGTGTTGGGCTCACATCAGATTGCGATTTTCCCATATGACCGAATGTGATCGAGCTACCAACCGTTTCTATTTTCAACGATTCGTAAGAAAAATTCACAGAATATTTCAATATTTCGTCAGTTTGTGTCCAATCCTGTTGAATCATTTCTATCCTATTTGGAATAGCACCAACTAATGTTATTCTTCGAGATTCTTTTGGTCCATTATCATCACCTTCTTCATCATAATGTTTTATTTCTATATCAGCTTTCACTGTATTATAATATGCAATTCTATTAGTAGAAAAATCAGATATTTGATCTAACCATTCTTCAAAATAATTTTTATCTCTAAAATCTTTCATTGCAATGAAAGTTACCATAACTTCATCATTAGCTCTACCAACAGGCAATTTAACCTCTGGTTGTCCGCCATACAATTTGTAATTTTTTGTTAGTATTTGAATTCCTGGCACATTCAAAGATTCACATCGATAAGACAATTCCTTGCCAATTCCTTGCCCTCTTTTTATCAAGATATCGAATCTATTTTGATGTGAAAATCCGAATTTTTCTAAACTTGTTTTAAAATCTGAAAGTGATCTCATATATCTTTAATTATTTATCATAAATAGAATTATGGCATATTCAGGAAGATTCGCACCTAAATCACCACACAAATACAAAGGAGATGTTACAAATATTATTTGGAGATCTACTTGGGAATTGAGATTCCTCAAATATTTGGATACTAATCCAGCAATATTAGAATATGGATCTGAGGAAGTTGTTGTTCCTTATATTTCTCCTGTAGATGGAAAAAGACACAGATATTTCGTAGATTTCTACTTTAAAGTTAAAACTAAAGAAGGATTAACAAAGAAATATCTTGTGGAAGTTAAGCCATATTCTCAAACAATAGAACCAAAAAGACCTAAAAGAATTACAGAATCTTATATGTCAAGTGTTTACACTTATTTGGTTAATCAAGCAAAATGGAAATCTGCCAAAGAATTCGCTAAGAATAGTGGGATGGAATTTATTGTATTGACAGAGAAGGAATTATTTAATAAATAAGAATATATGGCATTAAAAGAAAAATATATATTTCCTTTAGATTTAGATGCTAGGGATTCTAGATATGGTGATACAGGTGTTTGTATCAATATGTACACATCACTAACTAGATCGAAAAATGATCTAACCAATGACATAAAAGATGTTAATGGTACAGTCATAAACAAATATTCAGAAGCAACTGCAGGAAGATCTGATGTTTTCGCAAGTTTTCCACTTCCATTTAATAATAGAGAATTGAATAGAGGATTATATAAATTAGAACATCAAATATTTCTACCAGTTCCATTAAATCTACAAACTGATTATAAGATGAAATATTCGGATGAAAGTTTTTTGAAAACATATCAGGAATTAGGAGGATCTTTAGCTGGATTGATTGGGACTGTTGGTGGAGCAATAGCAACTAGAGGTGCTGGTGCTGCAGCAAAAGCTGGTGGTGTGGCCGCTGGCGCCAATGTAGGTGCAATTGTCACTACATTGTTTAATAGTGCTGGTGGAATATTAGGACAAGCTTCAAAAGCTGGTGCGTTTTCACAAGGCTTAGCTCTGAATCCTCATCAAGAATATTATTTCAATAAAGTCGAATTTAGAAAATTCAAATTAGAATATAATCTGATGGCTAAGAGTGTAGATGAGTCTAATGACATAAAAGATATCATAGATATCTTAAAAATTGGAATGCATCCTGGTATTTATGGAACAAGCTTGCTATTCACATATCCATCAGAATTCGAATTGCTCCTCTATAGGAAAGACAAAGATCCAGAAAAAAGATTGAATAGATATCTATTTAAAACTAAAAGATGTGTGCTGGAACAATTGAGTGTTAAATATAATGGTTCAGATTCATTCGTCACTTTTAAGGATACGAATGCACCTGTAGATATCCAAATTTCATTAGATTTCTCAGAAATAGATATTATTGTCAGAGAAGATATTGAGAAGATGATTGAAGAGGAAAGACAAACATATTAATATGTCATATTTTTCTAAATTTTCATACGTTCTGTATCCAAATTTTCTAGATAATACTGGAAATATCGATTTAATATTGAAAGACATCACAATCAGAATAGTTAGAAAAGAATCACTGATTGACGATAAAAGTATTTTTTACAAATACAATATTAGAGAAGGTGAGAATATAGAATCTATATCTACGAAATTATATAAAGTTCCGGATTATTATTGGACTATAATGTTAATCAATAATAGATTAGATAGATTCTATGATTTTCCGCTTGAATATGGAGTATTCGAGGATTATATTGTAGACAAATATGGTTCAATTTCAGGAGCGCAATCTAACAAAAAATATTTCATAAGAGAATCTTTCGAAAAATACTCAGAAGATCCTGTGAAAGATAAAGAATATTTCTTCGAAGTTCCAGTGGAGAATTACACATTCCTATATACACCAGATAATCCACTCAATTATCCAACTAGTGGTCCAAGACCTTCGAGAGCAGAATTTGAGAATGGCAGATTAATGAAATACGAAAAGAGTGCTTATGATATCGAATTCGAAGCGAACGAAGAGAAAAGAAATATCTTAGTTTGCAATTCATCATATATACAATCTTTTGTTGAAACTTTCAATGCTTTGGTGAGATAAATTATGGCTAGCAGATTACTAAATTCGGGTAATTTTGATATTGAAGAATTGAATCTAATAAATCTAGATACAAGAAAAAGTATTGATATTTCTACAATATATTTAGAGATTAATATTTTTGAATCAATATACTCTTCAACAATCACAGGATGGATTACAATTGCTGATGCTACAAATTTGATTTCCGGTTCTAATGCATTACCCATATTAGGAAACGAAATTATTAGTATGATTGTTTCTGTACCAGAACACAAAACATACAAAACTGAAACATCAAATAAACAACAAAATAGAGATTCTAAAAAATTCAAATATATTGCTAGAATTATAGATATCAAGAATAAAAACATAGTAAATGAAAGAAGTATGGGATATGAAATACATTTCGCTTCTGAAGAATTGATTCTAGACAGAAATATACGAATTTCGAAATCTTACAATAAAACTACAACAGAAATAATAAAAAAAATATTCGATAATTTTAATTACACTGGTTCATATCAATTCGAGAAAACTGTTGGGAATACTTCAGTAGTTATTCCCAATTGGACTCCATTCAGAGCAATTAAATGGTTAACAAATAATAGATCGATTTCTGGAGCATACAATTCTCCAACTTTCTTCTTCTATCAAACATTATACAATTCTAATCCCGGTCCAGATGAATATACAATTTCTTCTTATGATGATACAATATCTTCAAAATATTATTTTTTGAGTTTAGATTATCTACTTTCTTATGATGCAAGAAAGGTTATATACTATCGTCCAAATTTTGATGTTGATTCTAGAGATTATAGATCGGATTTTAAATTCTCAAATGCCACAAACTATCAGGTATTGAATACATTCAATACATTAGTCAATAATGCTAATGGATTATACAACAACACATTACTAACACACGATATTGTAAATAAGAAATGGAAAAAGGAAATATTCAATTACAATGATTATTTTGGAAAAGAAGAACATTTAGAATCTTATAAATTGTATTCTGGGAATAATGACGTAAAAGGTAATAAATTCGATTCCAAAGAATATAAAGAATCTTTATTAATATATAATTCAGTAGGTACAACAGATAGACCAAGTTTTACAGAAAAAATTTCATCTAGAAGAACACATAGATTAGCTACATTAGAACAATTTAAAATAAGAATTACTCTGCCTGGAGATTGCACTCTAGAATCAGGAGATGTTGTTTATTTCGATCTCCCTTCACCAGAATCAGGTGGAGAATCTAAATTCGATGAATATTATCGAGGAAATTTGTTGATAACACACATAAGACACATTATATCTCGTTCAGAATATACTATGACTATAGAATGTTGCAAAGAATCACTAAGTAAGGAGATATGATGGACAGCAATGGATTTATTGGTTACGATCGCTTTGTTTGGTTTCAAGGTGTTGTTGAAGATAGAATGGATCCTCTCAAACTGGGAAGATTGCGTGTAAGAATACTTGGTCTACATACAGAAGATAAGACGAAAATTCCTACTGAAGAGCTACCCTGGGCTTTTCCAATTATGCCAATATCATCTGCTTCAATGAATGGAATAGGAGAGGCTCCTGTTGGTCCAGTTGAAGGAACATGGGTGATTGGATTTTTCAGAGATGGAGAGAGTTGTCAAGAACCTGTTGTATTTGGAACTATCGGTGGTATTCCACAAGAAAAGACTAGATCTAATATTGGTTTCTCAGATCCAAAAGGACATTATCCTGAAGATGAATTTATTGGCGAAGCTGATACGAATAGATTAGCAAGAGCCGAAAAAATAGATGAAACAGTAATCCAAGTAAGAAAGAAGACGCTTGCTAATATTAATGGGAATCCAATTAAAGTTGCTCTTGAAGAAATTTCCGAAAATGGTAGTCCTAGACCCACAGGTCAAGATACTGCTTGGTTAGAACCAAATCCACCATACAAAGCAAAGTATCCATTCAATAAAGTATTCCAGACTGAAGGTGGAATTATTAAGGAATGGGATGATACTAAAGATCATAGAAGAATTCACGAATATCATCCATGCGGAACATTCTATGAGGTGTATGAAGAAGAAGGAAAAGCCCATAAAATAACAAAGATCAATGGAATAAATTATACAATCATCTTAGATGATGATAATATCTTTGTTAGAGGATCAGTTAATATAACTGCAGAAGGAAGAGTCAATATATACTCTGGAAACGATATAAACGTAGAAGCGAATAATAAATTGACTATTCATGCAAAGAAAGATACGTCGATATTCTGTACTGAAAATATTAGTCTAACTGCAACAAAAGATATTAATATATCATCTGGTGGAAATATGACATTTAACTGTGCTGGAAGTATGAATACCACAGTTGGTCAAAATTACACTACGACTACAGAATTAGGAAGTATAAGTTTAGTTTCTAATCAATCTATGGGATTATCTTCTATCTTGAATATGAATATATTTTCTCTAGCGAATTGTTATTTGTATGGATTAGTAGAATCAAATATTTCTTCTGGTTTTCAGACCACAATTGATAGTTCGATTAATACAACTGTCCAATCGGATGTTTCAACTGCAGTTGGCTCTAAAGTGAAAACAAAAGTTACTGCTGGTGGAGGTGATTTGACATTACAATCACTCACTAATATGATTAGTCTTGAATCTCCAGTATGGATAAATTTAGAAGCACCAGTTGTGAGTAGAAAAATACCAATCACACAACCGATAGGTCTGTTGACATTCAATGAATAACATATGCCCATACCAAACTTACCATCATTTACGTTTCCGATTAATAACGCCAAATTATTGAGAATCCTGGACGCTGCAGCGCAGGCTCAAGAAATTGCAGCTATAGTTGCACCATTCATCAATAGACCTCTTTCATGGAGATCTATTAGTTCTGCTGCATTCGAATCAATTTCTTTATTAGAACGAAATGGATTAGTTTCTAACGAATTATCTTCAGCATTGTCTGCTTCGGTGTCACAAGTATCACAAATTCAGAATACTACTAATGCTTTGCAGTCTTTAACAACAAATCTAACTACTTCTAATTTTCAACAATCCTTATTTTCTATAGATGCTATCACAGCAACTATTGCCTCTCAATCGGCATCATTAACTAGAACATCTGATTATTGGGTTGATGTTGTCGACTCAAACGAAGAAAGAACAACTATCAGTAATACACCACAAGAAGTGCAAGATTCTATTGATCAGATGAACGTCTATATTAACAGTAACGCTGCTAGTATTGCAAGTTCGCTATCTACAATGTCTTCTCTGGCTAATACTATTAATTCTCTTGGTGTTGATGCGACTGGAGCTATTACAAATATCAATTCAGCATTAAATACAGTTAATGATGTTGCAAATACTGCTGCTGCTGTTGCCAATATAGCAAATAACATGGAAGCAACAGTAAATAATGTCAAAGATATTGCAAATAATTTCAAGAAAATAAATAAGTTGTTTGATGAGAAGAGAAAGGGTGATAAGAAAATTCCAACTATTCCTGCGGCCATAGATCCAAGAAATTCTCAATATTATACGATTTATAAATCAATTAACTCAACAATCGATACCCTAAATACTGCATCGACTTCTTTAACATCTATTCCTAAATTACCGTTTCTCTCTTAATAAATAATCTATATGGCCACAACATTACAAAATAGATATAGAGATATCGACCTATCCCTAAGAAAAAATCCAAAAACTTCTGATATCTATACATTAACAGATGTTGATGCAGTCAAGAGATCAGTAAGAACATTAGTAATGACTAATTTTTCTGAGAGATTATTCCACCCTGAAATCGGTTCTGGGGTATATGGTTCGTTATTCGAAAATTTTAGCGTAGAAACAACGATTGTTTTAGAGACTGCTATACAAACAGTAATAAATAATTTCGAACCAAGAGCAAGATTAATTAATGTTAACGTCAAAGAATCGACAGATCAACATTCTCTAGATATTGAAATATCGTTTTATATAGTAAATATCCAAGACCCAGTATCTGTTAGAGTTAATCTAGAGAGAGTCAGATAATGTCAAATAAAACGGTAAATTTAGTTTCAGAATTAGATT